TTATTGTGGTGGTATTGGCGGCAAATGTGATCGTGTCACCGCTGTATGGATGCACTCCCGCTGGTGACGATGATAGATTCACAAACGGGCAAGGGTTTGCCGCGCCGCCGTCGATTACTGCCGAGCCAGTAGTTGAGCTTGACCGGATTAAAACCGAATGAACCTTAGTCATCGTCGGCAATGCCCGCCCCTCGAAATCTGTTGCATCCCATGTTTGCCCACTAAATTTATATGCGCGGGTTGTGCCGACTCCTGCCGTCGTGTTTGTCGATGTTGTGCTGGTAGTAATCCCAACGCTTGTGCCATTAGCATGAGCAAGGTTAAGAGTCGCATCATTCGCCACATTATTAGCAGCATTAGTTGTAAGAGAGTAGTTTGCGCCTGATCCTCCTACTGTGTAATGAGCAGCAACCGCTGCCGTTGCTATGAGCGCAGCTCGAACTTTTGCTGCAACTAAAGAAGCAGTATTATCGGTCAAGAGCAAAGCAACAGGGACAATCAACGGTGAGCCAGTAACAAGAGCGGATGTTACGGTTACATTGAGATTACCTGCGGTTGTTGCACCTGCCGCGGCAACTATGGTTGCTGTTTCAACTTGTGCGACTCCCACAACAGTGCCGCTCACTGCACCCGTAGCCATGTTCATGCTAAGCGTATCGCCCGGCTGGATTATCATGGCGAGCGAGTAAGCTACTGTTGGCGCATCTGTGTATCTAACACTTGAGAGGCTTGTGCCGATTGAGTGTGAGCCTATCACATTAAATGCGGTGCTATCCGACGTGGAGAGCAATGCGAATCGGCATTCTGATCCAGATAAATTCATGGATGAATTTTCCCATTAGGTTTCTCCAAAGTCAAATTTGTGCCGCATGTCTTGCAAGGAGCGATTATTTCTTGACCTTGATAGACATGGCCGTCGGTGTTGCCCTTGACTCGCCATTTGATTTTTGCGGGTTGTTTATATTTTTCCGGCGAGACTTTTTTATGCGGAATCATGGAAAACTATCCTCAGCGATTACTTGCGGCAACACCCCATAAAAATTCCCTCGATAGCATGAAAATCGGATGTGAACAATTCGATTTGTACCCGGCCAATCTGGCGGGGGTATTTCGATCCATAAACCTGCCGGCGCAATCCATGACGGGTCTGATTCTCCTCCGCTTCCAGGGCCACTCCATTCAACTACTTGGTCTTCCAGATACATTGATGACGCGCCGCCACCTTCGGGGAAAAATTCAATATCATAAGTAAATTTGAAATATGAACCTTCAAAATCTGGGTCTATCCGAAAACGAAAACGCAAAAAATCAAGAGATAAAAGCTGTGTCCCATCATATTCAATTCGCCCGCTTGATTTTGTTATGTTGTTAAAAACAACACCAACGCTCCAATCTAATGCCGAATAAGCTGCGGTAAATGACGCATTGCGAATTGTAGTAATTTGTGCAGGTGTTATTTCATTTTCATAAGTCGTTGATATAACTCCTCCTGTTAAAGGTGGAACTGTTGAAACTACATCATAAGTAGGATTAGTGTAAGGCACTCCAATGACTTCAAAATCAGAACTCCACCGCGAAATATCATATCCGCCTCCTGCATAAGTCCTTCTTCTATCGCGGTAAAATATACCTCCGCTCAACTGGCTGTATTTCAAGAAAGTTTGCGCTCCCTTTGCTTGTGTCAATACTCGTAAATTGTCAGATGTGCAATATGGCATATTGCAACATCCACATTGCCCAAGTCTAACATTCCATTCATCTAATGTTTCAAGGGGCATAAATTTGGCGGAAAGCGGTTAGGGTTCCAGGGCAATGATTGATTTGGATATTTCCGCAACCGCTCGGAATAAATTTGCCATTACTCCACATACCTAAAGATACATAAAGGACGCCGGCAGGAGCGGTATTTGTGGGGATTGTGTTAGGTGTTGGGAGGCTTTCCCCGCTTGCTACTGTTACGCTTGTAAGATTAAATCCCGGCATGATTAAGTCATCCTCGGTTACAGCATTCCCAGAGCATACAAGCCATGTTTGCGTTCCGTCAACTGGAGGCGGTGTTACTGTTCCCAAAGTAATATCTGGCACTGACACGTTGCCAGTCCCTCCATACACGACACCACCCGTAAGCTTCCAATTTAATCCACTAATAAAAGTCCTGCAAAATAATCCTGTTACAGTCCCGCCCCCGCCTCGGCTTGATGGACTATTCCCACCTGAGATTTTTCGATCTCTTAATTCAGTTAGGCATTGAGTTACATGTCTTGCCCATTCAAGTAATCCTCCAATACTCCTCGGTCTTTGCGGGATCGTTACGTTTCCTGTTAGGCGAGATTTCATTCGTACAAAAATTGATTGATTGCGTTATCCTGAATCAGTTTGAAATTCAAGGTTTTGCGGAAACGGTCAAGCCCCTGCTGGCTCTGATTCGGCGATGCAAGAAGCCAAGTCCAGTTGCCGGGCGGCTTGGTTGGATTACCAGGCGGATTAGGAACGATTTTTCCAAGCTTATTGAGTTGTGTTGGCGTGAACCCTTTTGAAGATTCCGTTTGATAGTTATATGTCCACCCGCCGCGCTCCCATGTATCGTTTCCTTCTGCTATCATTTTCGCGAAAATAATAGCGTTGCCAGTGATGTATGCCGAAAGTGTTTCATCAATTTGCAAGCTTCCATCTGATATTACAATTTTTATTTTTGATGCTGCACTATCCCAAACATATTCACCGCCAATCAAATACCCTAAAACTACTTTTGCAGTTGCATCAAGAGCTTGAAATTTCGGGTGTGTCGATAGCGGCTCTGCGATCAACTGACCTTCAAGCGAACTTGTCGGCTGCTCCTCTTCCTCTTCTTCATTTGTCGTTCCTTCTGCTGTGAGCTGATAGCCCGTGAAAACGCAACTGATTAAAGAATAACCATCGCCGCGGTCTTTCGGGTTAAATTTTTGCAATGTCAAACCGCTGTAAATTGGCGGAACATCAGGGAAAATTACTTCCCATCTAACACCACGAACAAATGCAACCAATGCCGATCCAGTCCTGAAATCCGAATTACGAACAAGCACGTCTTGAGTTGCTTGAATACCTGCATTTTCTGTATATTCAATGGAAAATCCAGCTTGAGGAACCCATTGAAGTGACGAAGTTAAGAATTGTTTAATCATGGTTGCGGCGAAAGTTTTTGATTTACTCCTTTAAGTTGCTCAGTCATTTCTCGCATTAAACGATGTTGCTCTGTATCAATGTTTTGTTTGCTGATTGAGCCATAAGAAACTTGCGACGGGGCAAGATTTTTAATCCTTAATTGTTCAGCGGGGGATAGCCCTTGTAATTGATTAAAATCACTTTTGAATGCTGACGGTAAGATGCTTTCGCTTAATGGTTTCCCTGAAAAAGGAATTGAAGGAACTCTTGTAATTAGATTGAATTTAAGCTGGTTTTTGTAATCATCTGAATTAAATAATCCGTCATATCTTTTCAATCTCGCCGCATTTATTTTTTCTTTCCGCTGCTCAACTGTGTCGCTTGATTTAATATCAACATCTTTCAACCCTTCTAGTTTTGATTGATCTATTGTCTTTCCTAATGCTTCTAATAAATTATCTTTTCCAGAATACAAAAGCTCGCCTGCTCTAAATAGCTGTGCTTGTGGTAAATACTGAAACTTGTCCGGTATTTTATTATAGTTTGGAGTAAGCTCGGTGGTATTGTTAAATTTAGTAATTAAATTTGACAAGGTTTTCGCGAACTCTTCGGCTGCATATCTAGTATATGACAAAAGTGTTTCACCTGCCTTAGTAACTGCTACTAAAAAAGCCGATTGTATAACAGTTCCAAGCCGTCCTTGCTCGAAAGAATTTACTAGCTGAACCATAGTATTTCCTATGCTTTAACCTAATTTTCTAGCCTCCTCATTCATCAACGGAATTTTTGCTGCTATGCGGTCAAAGATTTCGCCTAGCGAAACATTAAATGGTTTCCCGAACTCATTTTGCAGTAGCATATATTGAGTTTTCATGCGCGAGGTTGCGGCAAGAAAAGTTTTTGAACCAAGATCATGCGCTTTTGCGAACTTGCCCGTCCCTTCGGTAATTGATCTAAGCGCCCAATTCACCTCCTCAAAGCCGATTTTTCCAAGCTTCATGCGCTTTGATACTTCCGCAAAGGTCTCCCCTGTTGCAGCCATGATTTGCTGCAATGGATTCCAACCGCGCTCCGTATATTGGCGCAAGTCATCGCCTTTAAGTTTCATCGCAGATTTCGTTTGCCCAAATGCTAATGCAAGCGAGCTAAAAACATCAGCATTGCCGCCAGATACTTTCGATAATCTTTCAACTGATTTTAACGCGTCTTCGGCTGTAAATCCATACGCCATAAGCTTAGCTTGTGCATTACCTAATGACTCAATATCTAGGTTCGATACCATGTCAATATCTCTCAATCCTTGCATTACTTTTTTCGCGCCTTCAAGAGATCCAGTGAACATTTTGAACTTAAGCGTCATTTGCTCAAATCTTGATGCGGTATCGGATGCGTTTTTTATCATTGATAAAAAACCCGCGCCAATCGCTGCTGGTGCAAGCATGGCTGTAAGTCCTGCAAACGGAGTCACTAAGCTTTTTCCTAAGCCTGAAGCAGCTCGACCAAGGCTATTGATTTGCCTCGTAATCATAACTAAGCCACGCTGCACATCCGCCCCTGAAAATCTTAGTGTAAATGTAGTTGAAATTGACATGCTAAAAATTAAATTTTGGTTTCGGCTTTGCTTCTAATTCCGCTATTTTTTGGCGTATATTTTCAAACCCTTGCTTTTTTTTATTTACCGATTCGATTTCGCAACCTGCTTCAATCCAAGCGCAAGACATTAGTTCATTTACTAATGATGCCGGAAACTCGTACATAATTTGATTTCTCGTGATATTACATTTCCCGAGTGTGTAAATAATTACCGCTTCTTGGCTGAGATCGCAGGCTTGCGGCTTTTTTGAACCTGCGGAATTGCTTTTTTTGGAACCGTCATTGAATCATAAAACAATTCAATTTCTTGCATTGCATGCTTCCATAAATCCATTAAGGGCTTAGTTGTTGAGTTGATTAAAAAATCATTTACTTTCTTTTTTGCAATCGCACCTTTTATGCTCTGTAAAGGGCTAGGTTCGACCGTGAAAGCATAACAAATTTCGGCTAAAGCGTAATCATCGACTTTTCCTTTTTGCGTAAATACCGGATTTTTTTGCCCCATTAGCCAATGAATATGGCCATAAGTACATGGATAAACGGTATAACCTGAAATAGTTTTTTTTGTTGAATAAGCAGGATTTGATTTCATATATTACAAAGGATAAATTCTTTTTTTCTTTTCGGTAGTTTGCCATCAAGCATCACAATACTTGCGCCTGCATTGATTAGAGTTTTCGGGGTTGCATTTTTTACCCAATCAACTGCCGCCCATCTGTTAACGATATAGCAACAGATATATGTAAGCGGCGACTCAGGTAATTCATTTTCTAATGCGGAAATTCTAAGCAAGTCTTTTCGCATTGAATCTTTTGAAATACCTAAAAACTCGGCTCCTTTTTCAATCCAATCTTGCTTGGTTTTCGCCCCTTTACTCATGTCAATAAAATCCATAATAAGCATAAATGGATGATTAGGGCATTCGCGTCGAAACGCTGATTTATTCGCCCATGCCTTATTGATTTCCTGCGTTTTATACTTGCAGCAATCCGATGTATCATTCAGCCGGAAAGTAATATATGTCTTTCCGTCATCTGAATGAGTAACCTCCGTTGGCTCAGGGAAGCACGGCGCAATCCCTATGGTCATGCAAGCCGTGAAAAAATTTATGTCACCCGTGCGATGGGTGGAAATGTTTGATGTCATATTTAGTTAATCGTTAGGTCAAGCTCACTGGCGCATTAGTAACAACCTCAGGATGAAAAATTGCCGAAATTTCTCCGGTCTCAAAATCACCACTCATGCGCTTCATCGAAGCGCTTGTTACAACCACCCCGGCATTAGCAACAGGAGTTCCGAAAATGCCTTTACTGTTGAGTGCAAGTGTGTCTGCCGAAGAGTTCGCAAGTGCCAACACGCTTGCGATAGATGGGGTCATTCCTGCGGTTTTTGTAGTAATTGCGCCCGAGATTTTAATCTCGGTTCGAGGGTCGCCAAGAGTAAATCCGACGACGGTATTTATGTGATTTTTAATATCAATTTTTTCGCATTGATAATCATAATTGATATCAGCTAAAAATAAACCTGTTGCGGTAGATTCGTCAATAGCGCCATAGCGAGAGAGGGAGAAGTTGCGTGCAGCCATGACTTAATCATGGGATTCGATAAGCCAATGTCAAATTGAGCAACAAATCGCAGAACATTGCCATGACGTAACTCGATACCCATTTTCATCATTTGTTTCCGGTGTGGTTATAAGCAACTGGAAAACACGTATTCCGAGCTGGGAGTCCATCCAATCTTCTGCATTACAGTCATTAAGACGATCTGAAACGATTTCTCTTAACGCATCATGCGCTTCTTCACTTGTTGCGATCTGGGAATCCTCGCCTGGCGTTGTTCTTAAATAAGTTTTCCACTCAACTACAAAAACATTCCCATCTATGATTCCGCCTATTTCTTTTCTGCTAGTGTTTTCGTCGGCAATGTAAATTCCAGGATATTTTTTAACTTTATCTGAATCTCTTAATTCTACGGGTAAAACAATAGATGTTTCAATCCATCGTTTCCATGCTTTTAGTATTTTGTCACTTATCATCGTCTTGATCTTAGTTTTGCTCTTATAGCATGTTCATACCATTGCACTGTCTTTCTCCCCCCCTCATTGATTGCTTTTTGAGAGGCGGATTTTTTCAAAACATGCTCGGTTGAAACATATCCAACATTGTTTTTGATCTCTCCTACGGGATTCCAAGTTGACCGAGTAAGTTTAGAGGTTCCCCCTGATTTGAATTTGTGGGAATACCCCGCAACCTTCGTACCAATAGTTATGCGGGAGCCTCTCATTTGCCGTGATCCGATACTAATCCCCGCGCCAATCCAGCCGCCCTTAGCTACCCCAGCGCGTTTTCCTTTAATTTTGATTGCAGCGTTAACGCTTGCTTGGCTCGCTACGCCTTTAAGCTTTGGCGCAAGTTTGGGAACTCTACCCTTCCGAGTAGTGCGATTCAAATCCATAAAATCCACAACCTGCTGCGGTGTTTTTAAG